ACGATAACGTCGCCATCGGAATCAATATTGTTAAACGCGGAAAAATATCCCGTTACGATTCCTTTAACGTCGTCGACGTCCTCAATTATTCCCTCGCTTAAATTCTTGTAAATCATTGCGTGTTTTTTTGTAAAAATAAAAAGGTTGAAAAAAAATGCAAACCAATAAATTATTGGTTAATGAAATGCAATGCTTTTGCCTCGCTATCTTCAAAGATACTTGTATAATTTTTATAACCGCCTTCAATGTCGCTTTCGCTTGGCCGTTGATATGACAAAAAAGGCACGCAAATATAAGAGTTGCCTTTTGGGTGGACTTTTGTCCTAAAATATTCGTCAATTGGTATGGTTAAATCTAGTTCGGCCATTTCCTTTGCAAAGCGATACGAATACAAAATTCCATGCGTGGTCCACGATCCATAAGTGCGAACCAATCCCTTGCTCACTCGGTCAAGTCGTGAATCTTTTATATTGGCTCCCAACATTAACATATCCCAGTCAGCTGGCAAGTCATTGATTGCATCCTGTAAATTAGTTGCCCAATTTCTGTAAGTTGCATCGTCTTCAAAAATCAAAACATCGCCATCGCATTCTTGAAAAATCTTTTTAAAGGTTTGCCACAAACCAAGCCATCCCCATTCGTGTTTAATTGCGCTTACCCTTTCCAAATTAAAATGAGGCGCCAACTCATTTATTGACTGGCGCCATTTGTCTTTGCGGTAATCTAAGTTAATAACGTAAGCAATCATTTTCGTAATGGCAATCCGTCAGCGTCTCGCATAATTCTAAACACAACTTTGCATCGGCAATTACATATTTGCTCGGCTGGTGCATTTTTTGAACTGTCCCCTGGTTGCGCCATGTCATAACCTCCAACAACAAAGTCTTGATTAAAAGGTATCCAAGGCTTTGCCCTCATTTCTGCATGGTCAGGACGCGTGCGGTTGTCGGTTGCTGGAATCCATTTCTTTTCGTACATAAAATCCGAAGACTTTGACGATTCCATTGCAGCAACGTTTGTTGCTATAACCATTTCAGTACGCGCAATTAGCTTGGCGCGATTTCTAAATATTAAAGAAATGCTTTGTTGAATGTTGGTAGCTATTTCTAAGGCGCCAAGGCCCTCATTTAATCCAGCAAGTACAATGGCTCGGATTATCTTTTGGGATGTGTCGCTAATACCTATTAACGTTTTTGGCAAGTTTCTTACTGCAAACAAACGCATAAAGTCACGCCATCCAGCGCGTAAAGCTTCTTTAGTTGCTTTTGTTGGCGGTTGTATTGCATTATACATTGCCTCGGCATAAGCCGTGCCAGCCACAACGTAAAGGCTTTCCAAAGTGTCAGCCAAAGGCGCTGGCGTTATTAAATCAAAGCGGTTAATATTTCCGTCAGCCTGTTTAATTGCATCCAAATAAGGTTGCATTTGCTTTTTAAGAGCGGTAAATATTTGCTTTTCATATCGCCTTTCGTAACGCCTTTGCAATGCGTCCAATTGCTTTGCAAGTGCTAAATCCTTTTTAGTTGGGTTGGGCATAGTCTCCCATGTTGTCTATGTTGTCAACTTCAGACGATTGGAACTCGGCCAAAGTCATTAAGCCTTGCGGAATAAATGGTTGCTCCATCAATGTGTTTTCGTACTCGCCGTAATTCATGGCCGCGCGCTTTTCGTTTGGAGTTAACCACCAAGCCGCCGACAATTGATTTACCAACTTGTCCATGTCGTCTTGCATTTCAGGGTATGCCATGTAATCAAAATCTAAAAATAGATTTTTATTACCGTACGATTCCAAAAGCCAGTTGTTTAGCACGTCTCTAATTTCAATATGCAACGGACGAACCACGTTATTAATTAGCGCTTTATAAGCCGTTTCAGTATTGTTAAAAGTGCTTGCCTCAGTATCGCCTAGTAACTTAGCATCGACGCCGTAAACGCGGCACAAAGACCTTAAAATTACTTTTTGCGTGTCGATAATTGACATATCAACGGCATTCATTCCCATTTGCACCCAAGACAATTTGGCTGGCGTAATAATTACGTCGCCAGCGCGGTTGGCGCCCTGGTAATTAGATTTGTAATCCTCTTTAAGACCTTGCGCTTGTTCTCGTGTAATGTTTACCGTTCCATCGCCAGTAAGTATGCCGCGCGCTCCCATGTTTTGCAGCATAGACAAAAGCGCTTGTTTACCATCGTTTGACGTGGTTAGATCGCGGACCGCTGACCGCAAAGGTGAGGCGCCGTAAAGGTGGTTAGCCGTTCCAGCCGTGTAACTTAAATTAATATTTTTTAGGTGTCCAACGTTATTGGCATTTATGCGCTCGTAACCGTTATACGTCAATCGGTATTCCTTAATCGGCTGGTTTAAACCTCCCGAAATGATTTCCATGTATTGCGCTGGCAAAGAGTACAACGCAATAATTGGCGCGTTTGGTTGTTCGCCACGTCTAGCGCCATAAATGTAAGCGTTGCCAGTTATTAGACGGAATGCGGCAATTTCTTTTAAAAGGTTGTCCCAAGTTTGGAACTCATTTGGCTTTTTAAATAGACGGTCCAATTCAGGAATGCTGACCTCTTCCAATGCCCTGGCTTTGTATTGTTGAGCCTGGAACTTGGCGCCTGAGTTGTCAAACGACTTGCTCATTGATTTGTAGTACTTCAAAGCCTTTTGATCCTTTACCTCATAGACCACAATTGGCGCCGTGCTTACCTTGTTGATGATTAGGTTGATAATGGCGTAAAGGTCAGAGTTTAAATAAAGACCTTTTTCGATAAAATTTTGCGTTGTTGGTGCGGTCCAAATAACATTATTACCCAAGTAAGGGAAAACCGCGTTTAAGTAAGTGGAATCTTTTTGGTTTAAACCTAGCGCGGTTTTTATTCTATCTAAGTAATTCATTCCGTTGTCTTTTTTTGTAAAAATAGGGTAATAAAATAAAAAAATGATTCAATATTCTAAACGTGCCAAAATTCTTGGCCACTAATCATTAATTCAGTAAATCCCCAAACCATTGCATCGACGCGGTCAGGCGATTTGCCTTTGTCAGGCTCAAAGGTAACCATTTGATTCTCCAGTATTGGGAAACTGCCAACGTGGAAAATTTTGTGCTGCTCATAGAGTGAATAAATAGGCTCGGCCCTAACGTACTTTCCCTTTGTTGCAGTTACAAGCTTAATTCTTGCGGTCGTATTTTGCGACCGCAAAACGCTTTCGACCATGTCGCCGCCTTGGTTTTTTTCTGCAACTATGCAATCAGCATTCCAATTTCTAAACGCTTGCAATGAGACGGTTGCCCATTCCGTTGGCGAATATTTACCGCTAAGGTCCTCGAGTACATATCCTTTGCCGTTGGCATCGGTACCGCAAACAATTATACCAGTTTCGTCGCTATTCATGGAGGCGGTTGTCGCTGGATCAATGGCAACAACAATGCGCGAAAGGTCAGGCTTTGCGCTTACCCTTGCGCGTTCAATTATTGGTCGATTCCAAAGCAATCCCTCGGCATCGTCTAGCCATTTGCCCAAAAATAAATGCTCGTAACGATGGAGGTTTTCTTGCTCAACGCGTTTTGCCTGGTCAATAAAAGACTGGCTTAAATTCTGTTCGTTGTCTAAATAGGTCGTATGAATGTAACTAGTATCGTCGCGCGTTAGCTTTACAAATCGCCCATAAATCCAATGGCTTTTATACGATGGATTCATTACCAGGATAACGCGGTTGGGTTTGTTTACTGCTCTAATAGAAAGGTCGATGCGGTCGAATACATCCTCGTCCATTAATTCCTCAGATTCATCGAGAATAAAAGTAGTTACGCCAGCAATTGATTTAAGATTAGCCGTTGCGGTGCCTTGGCTGGTCTTAATTCCACGAAATAAAATCTTTGATCCTGTCGCCTTGTTTATGATTTCGGACTGTGTTATTTCGAAATCGTCCAACTTATTCATTAACTCTATTTTGTCAATGAATTCAGGAATAATTGAAATAAACGCCGAGGTTAAAGTCCAACGCGTAAATAAAATAACATGGCCCTCCTCATAAGTCAGGTTTAAAAGAAACATCGACAAAGTCCACGATTTCCCTGATCCACGGCCGCCAGTAATAAGAAAATAACGCGTTTTTGGGTCCTCTAAAAATAAAGGTTGGTATTTGTCTAGTAACTTGATTGATTCCATTACTTGGATTTAAGCCACTCAATTGGCGGTGTTACCTTTTCGCCTAAAGTAGTAACATCAATTTGCTGGCGTGGCATACCAAAGCGATAATTTAACCAGGTCTTTATTGCCTGGGTGTCTCCATTTTCGCAGCGATTTAATAGGGCCGCCCATATCTTAGCCGGTACGGCAACCGCGTCCATTTGTTCAATAAGCTTAATTTCGTCAGCCTTTGGCGGTCTTCCCGCTCCTGGCCTTGCGCCTCCATTTTGTCCCATGTGAAATAAACTGTTTATTCAGTAAAGTTAAAAAAAAGTCTAAGCAAACTTAGACCTTATCAAATACCATTATCGTGTACCCAAACCACGACGCATTTGTTGCCGCGTTTCTAATTGTTTGCGAATCTTTAACGTTGTGCTTAAATCCTCGGTCCACAATTTGGCCAATAATGTAGTCGTTGTTTTTACAATTAACGTGTCCGCTACCACCTTGGCCCTCAATTGCCCAGCTTATAACCAAATGCTTTTTTGCGTGCTTTGTAATATTGTCAATAAATTGGTCTTCAAATTCCCCGGGGATATGCTCGCCAACCTCCAGCGACAAAACAACGTCAAATTTTTTACCCAAATAAAACGGCTTAGATAAGTCCAACACCTTGCCAATTCCACCGCTTAGCGTTTCGGTATTTGGGTTTCCGTCGTATGCCTCCACCTTATAGCCGTCAGCTTTAAAAGCTTTTGCATAATCACCCATACCACATCCAAAGTCGACAACTGTCTTGGCTTGTTTTTCTGCTAAATAATTGGACAGAGCCGCGGCAATGCTTAGATCGTGAATGTGCCCAGTTGCGTCCGTGGTTTCCCAAAATCCTAAATCGTTTATTTTCATATTTTTCTAAATTTTAAAAAAAAGCTTGAGCATAACCCAAGCCTTTTAAACATCAACAAACCCAAAATAACTACATTAATATGATTGTTTGGCCAGTTGGCTCGCCAGTAAAACTGCAAAGTTTTCCGTTCCATTCAAAGCGCACCTCTTTTTCTCGGCCCTGGTAAGACGCGGCCAGCGTTCTAATCTGTCTTTGTACCAATTCGATTGTTTCAAATTTACCTTTGCCTTTATTAGACCAAGGGGACCATTGTCCGTCCCTTAGTCGGTACCTAATCTCAAGCGAATAATCAGGCTTAGAAATCGGGTAACCTTTAGCCATCTTTTCGTCTAATTACAACCTCTAAGCCAATTGCCTCGCAAATCTGTCTTAATCTGTTTAAACTTATAGACTCCCATCCATTTTCAACCTGGTTAATTGGTGCCAAAGACAGTCCTATTTTGTCGGCCAATTGCTCCTGTGTATAGCCAGCGGCTTTACGTGCTTTTCGTATAAATAATCCCTCGTAAATGCTCATCGTTTTAATCTTTAGGCAAATATAGGATTCCGATAATAATACAAGTTATAAAGGTGATTTTTGTTTAAAACGGCACCAATTTATAAATGCCCATATGTATAAACTCCTCCCCTTTTTTAACCAGGCATTTGCGAACATTTAACTCAAATACGTTTTTGTCGTTAAATCCGTACTTTTTCTGAGCAATATCCATTAACAACTTAACTGGATTGTCTAGATCGCTGGCTTTATTGCTAAAGCCAAAGAAAAACTCAATCCTCAACATTTCTTTTGGGTCAATTTCGGCTTTTGGCAACATAAATGAAATCGTGCGCTCGTAATGCTTATATGCTTCGGTCTTAAAGCGCTTGCCTTGCCAAGCCTCGTTAACGCTTAGCGGTTTCTCATTTAACTTAAACTGGATCATTTACATTTGCTATAAATCCAAGACCAAGCCAAGGTCCACAATGCCAAAGCCACTACAAATAGCAGCAAACTAGAAACCTTTAGGAGCGCCAGTAGGGTAATCCCTACCAACGCCACAAAGATTGCGTACAAATCATTTTTTTTCATTTAGAAAGGTAAGTTATCGTTTTCAACAATGCGTTTCTCTGTCGGCTTGTTTGCCACTTGTACGGCTTCCTTTTGCCAAACTTGTAAATAATGGGTTGGCTTACCTTCCACAATTTGCGGCTTTTCCTTAATGTCAAGATTGACCCATTCAGCATCGTTGTCGTTAAGGTATTGTAAAAGTCCTTCCAAGTCTTTTCTTGATTGACTTACTTTCCAAATTTCTCCAAACTTGGTTTGAACTAGTTTTGCGTTTCCTCCGTAAATTTTTGACATAGTTGTTTTGTTTAAATTAATTGATCTAAATTTTTATTGTCCTTAATTGCCTGTAAAATAAACAATTTCCAAATCTTATTCTTTGTCTTGGCTCCAACTGTTGACTCTTCAACGTACCTAGTTGTCAACCGCAATTCCTTACGCACGTCGCTTTCTATTTCTTGCACATTAAACTCCCAAGGTTTTAAAATTCCTTTTTCTTGGAACTTGTTAAACCAGTACATCCCCCAGTCAGCTAGGTGCTTGCAATTTCCCGTTTCTTTGGCCTCCTGGTAATTGTCTCGAAACGTTTGCTTTCCAACCTCAATCCAGTACGCAATCTCTTCGTTGGTTGGCTCCTTTTCTTTGTTGTTTAAAGCTTGTACCTCCTGTACGATTTGGCTTTGGTGATGGGCATAGTATTGATTGATCCAAACGCTCACGGTCTTTTCGTTAACGTGGTAAAAATCGCCGTACTGGCCCCTCATTCCAGCGTGTAAAATATAGTTAACTCGATCCTCTGTCATCCAGCCATAAGATCCAAATAACTTGCTAAGGCATCCAAGTAATTCGTTTGCCTCTTCTTTTTTGTATTCCTTAAATTGTTTAAGGCCACAAACAAACTCCATTTTTCGCAAATGCGTCAAAATTATCTCATCCATTTTTTAAAAGTTTTTGTTTTTGTAAATCCTCGTAAAGCTCGTCGAAAACGTTGTAGGTTTTTGACTTTTCCGCTAACTTGTAATTGGTTTTTAAATTATTGCCAATGTAAAGATTAAAACTATTTTCGGCTTTGGCGATTGTCATATTTTCGCCCTCTTTTAAAACCGCCCATTTTTTAAACAATCTTTCAATGGTATCTGAATCCGTCGAATGTACCTCTGCCATTCTTTCAAAGTAGGGACGCTTTAAAGGTTTTTCTTTTTTAAAATCATTAAAGACATCCTCCAAAGAAAAAAGAGCGCCAGCGCTTATTTGTTTATTTACATTACCATTTACATTAACATTATCATTTACATTAACATTACCATTTACATTAACAGCTAGGTTTGCTAGAGAATTTGTAGCATTGCTAGGATTTGCTAGGTCGTTT